TCTTTAACTATCTGGTCTTGGGGTAGCCAACGTAAATTACTAGTTATGTTATATGTAGCTTGCACCTCTTGATGTTGGCTCCAAGCTTTTTCAATCATAACTTTAGCCCGAAGGTTTAATTTTCCCTCACCTAAAGGATCGGATACTCGCATGACTTCTTGTGCTAGCTGTTCTTTACTAGAAAACAATCCTCTTCCATTGGCAGCTACTGAAGCAATGCTATCATCAATCTTTGTTTCTAACTTATAGACGTCATAGTCGTTTATTGCAGATGCGTGTGATTTAGCTTCTCTAAATAACTTATTAAATTCGTTAGGGTCTAATCCTAAACGATCTAGTCTAGCCGGGTCTTTTTGTAAAGCTTTTAACGACTTATATGCTGCAACAGGATTGTCTGTCATCATGGTTTGATAAGCAGCAATTGCAAACTCACCCCTAGCATCCTTAATTCTGGCTAAGAATTTATTATCAACAACCCCGCGATAACCTTCAATTTCCTTTGTTTCAGGGTTATCTAAGGTATTACCCAAAGTTTCCCACTTGGTAATCATTGCCTCTAGTTTTGCAGGATCCGCTGCTACCGCAATAATATCAAGCTTTCTAGCCTCAACTAAGCCAATTTGACGGGCTTCAACCCGTTGGTTTGCTTCAAACTGGATAGCCTCTCTAGCAACCGACCCCTTTACCTGGCCGATATATTGATCCCACATCTGTTGCGAGTAACGGTTAGAATGTTTCCACTTAGGATCATTAACTAATTCATTAAAGGCTTTATCTACTTGATTAAAGTGGGTATCTGGTTGCGATGTACCGCCGTAGTCTGGGTCTAAATATTTCTTAGTATTTGCGCTGTCAGTCTCACGAAGATCGCTAACACGCTTAGTTAGTTCGGTACTAAAGTCAGAAGTAATGGTGGCATGCTCAATTACAGCGGTATCTTTTTGGCGTTGAACTTCCATGTCAGAAAAATTAAGGGCTAGTTGAGTGAGCGCTTGCCCTGTCCTAGCTATTCCAGCTCCTGCTTCGCCCATGGATGCCATTTGTCTAGGATCTAGTCCGGACATAGGACGACCACCTAAACCGATGCCGCTAATTTGACTTTCTTGATACGTTGGAATTCTTGGCATATTATCCCACTCCTCTAGTGCCACCAAACATGCCCATTCGGCGTCCGGCCATACCAACGTTGCCAAAGCCTCCTAATACTGTACCAAAGGCTGCAGTGGTTCCTGCTTGAGCCGCGGCCTTACCTTGCATGCGGGATAATTCCGCTTCAGACTTAGCGTTTTGATAAGCAGTTTCGCCGCCATAAAGAATGGCTAATCGATCCATCTCGCCTTGTTGCACGGTATCTTGTTGCAAGTCTAGGGCAGTACCCTCCATTTGGATACCGGAAGCTAATACAGCGGCGCGTTGCGATCCAATTGCGCGTCTTAGTCTAGAAGACTGGCGTTGAGCATCATATTCAGCATTTTGCTTTGCAATCTGTGCATTTCTTTCTTGCACTGCCGCCTGGTAATTAGATGCTCGCTCTTGCGCTTGACCCTGTTGATATTGGCCATAGGCTGTAACCGCCGTACTAGCGGCGATTGCAGCAAGAATAATAACCTCAGTTCCCATTGAATAACCTCACATACCTATAATGATCTACCTTATCCGGTCCCCACATACGCAAAGTCGACTCGCGTTTATATCCTAACCACTCTAACCAGCGAATCGCATGATCTAAATTAGAAGGAACGGTAGTTTGAAGTCTGTGCAAATTAAGTTTTTGTCGTAACAATTCCTCATTACATTTTACATACTTTATACACCGAATTTTATTTTTTTGTAGTAATTTAGTGGGGATTAAAAACGACTCTGCTACGCCTTGCCAAATTGGAATGATACCCGCAATCATAACAATCTGCCCTTCTGCCATCGCAGTATAAGAAATAGAGGCTTTTTCTAAGGCAATTCCTTCTTTCATAATAGGCCAAGAAGGCTGTATGAAATCAATGTGCCAGGATTCAAATGGGACCAAGATCATCTTTCCGACACAACCATGGCGTACATGATCATTAAGATTGTGGCTGGATGCGGAGTATCAGATTGAATAGTCAAAGTAAATTCGCGAGTTGGCGTATGCTGCAATAATACCCGTTTATCTCCGCTAAATAATTCAACACTACCCATGGCTGAACCTGCCTCCCTAAATGGAATAATCTCTAAATTACTCTCACTGACACCAAACTTCAAGTTAAACGTATCTACAACCCTAAAGGTGACACGTTCAATACGTCTTATTTTACCCTGACTTGGTCCGTTTTCTGTCTGAACTTCAGGGTCTAATGTGCGGGCTTTAGCCACATAGCCAAGACCTACGGCTGCCGTTGTAGCTGGGCGATCTAGTGTAATCTGACCGCTTGCTACTGTTCGATCAGGATGCACAGCGCCATTAACAAAGACTTGAACGACTTGCCCTTCTAAATGGGTTAATCCGGTTAGTGTACTAGTGGCTGCCCCAGAATAAGACAGCCCGCTATCTACAAAGAAAGCTTGCTGAACCGTGTCGCCTTTTGCCGTATCAAATGATCGTTCTAGGTATTCAACGTATTTTACGGTAGCGCCATTAATTGTTCGACGGACTACCATATACAAAATTTCAGAGGACTCGTCGGACTTTGGAATAACGCCAATAGATTCAACAAACGTATTTGTGCCGCCAATGATATGCCGATGCCAAGCAACTACCTCTTGTTCGCGCTCGTATGTTAAGCAGCGAAGTTCGCCGGACTGTAAGAGTACCCAAATTAGATTGTCAGGGGCTCTTGCATAGGCAATCTGCTTAATGTAGCCCGTGGTAATATGCTCGGCTAACAGTGTCATATCGGGTGAAGTATAACCCTCAACTTGCACATCATAGGCAAGTTCACGAAGTTTTAATCTAGAACGGTCAATGTAAAGGGTAGTTCTACTAGCTCCAACAACTCGTTCATCCGCACTTCCATCAGTTGTTTCACGTGATACCGTGACATTAGTTGGTGTTAGCGCCTCAAAGTTTCGACCAGACGATAGAATAAACGGACCATCTGAAGTTCCGATCTGTAGGCGCTTTTCGCCATAGATCCACCTGATTGCGTTAACTTGGTCTGTCGATAGTGTAAAGTTTAATGCAGAATCATCTAGGACCTCACCGTCGGCATTCGTTGGGCTGAAGCTAAGGAAGTCACCAGACCTACTTCCCCAAATGGTAGAGGGCTTCTGAGTGGATCCTGAAAAGAATAAACGTTCTTGAAAAAATGACACGGCTGACGGCCATCCCGTGGTATTTGACCAGGTACCGAGTCGCCATTGAGTTGTGGCAGAAGTAGCGTGAAACGGGAAGTCAGCATCTACGGCAACAGTTACCACTGTTGAACTAGTATACGCCGTAATTTTTGCGGCTCCTAAGTCAGTCGCCGTGTGCATAATCCTAATCCATCTGCCGACGTCAGTTGACGCAAAAATACCAGTACTTGCGGTAATGGTAGTTGTACCTGTAGTAGCTGCGGCAGTTACGGTAGTTGCACTTGTATTAACTGACTCATATGGACCATCTTTAAAGGCAAAATCAGTTAGTGTCCAGCTTGTGGCACCTAACCGGTTTAGTTGCTTAATTGGGTAGCTTTTATGCACTAGGTATAGGACATCGGCAGACTGGGTAAAGTCTAGGCCATCAAGATCTGCTGTAGCATAAGGGGTTGCTACCTCAAAGGCGCTACCGCCGCTGGTTAACTGCGCCTCATTTCGATAGAATCGAACATACAGGTTTCCAAACTCTAAGATATAAGATTGAGTTGTAGAAAAAATAAACGGAATTAACTTGACGGCAGTTGTGACCTTAGTACTAGCAATAAACCTAGTACCAGGCCGTTTAGTCATACCCCCGTGAGGGAAAACAATAAAGTTTTCACAGCGCTCTAACGCCGATCCGTACTTAGCAAGATCAACCCGGCCATGAAGCCGAGGACTAATTTCACCGCCGGTAAAGTTAGTCTGGATGGGGGTACTTTTAGCCATTAATATCTCGGTGGTGTTGAGATCCAGCTAGGTGTTACCCCGGTTCTAGAGTCTAACCAGTAGTCGGTGTCAAGTACGTCTTGTGAATTTTCTTGCGCATCAACAAACTTAGCTTCGCGAAGTTTTAACTCGTATAGGTTGTACATCCGCTGCATAGCCTCGGTACTTTGTAACAATGGATGTGCCATATCAGCCGCTAACCGTGCGGCTAATGCATCAAGCAAAAGGGTGTCATAAGCAATGACGTCGGTAACTAGTGCAATATACATGACCTGAAGAATCTCATCATCATAGAGAATCTTTCGACCTTCAATACTATATTTACCAAGATTGTTTTCAATACTTAGTAAACGTAAAAAATCCGCGGGTAAGGTAAATGCGTATGCATACCCATAAATAGGGACGGTAGCTTCTTGAGGTAAGGAGGCACGTTTGATAAGGCAATTCCAGGGATGTCCTCTAAAGACCGCTGCCCTAGTGTCGTTAAATAAACGATTTGCCGTACTTGCTGCCTTAGTTGAGTCAGACAGGGAATTAATGGGGTCTACACCTAGCATTGTTAATGCTCGGTTAACGATATCAATGTCAGATGTTGCCATATCAAGCTCCTAAGTAAAGAAGGGGATCAGGCACGTGAAACCCGACCCCCTTAAGTGCTGCATTACTACTTAGTCAATGGCGTATAAAACGTAGCCAGTGAGTGTTGCTGCATCAGGGAGTGTACCGCCCTCAATCAACGCTTGCACAAGAATACCTTCGCGTGAAGTAAACTTGGCTGTAGTG